GCGTCCGAGACGTAATCAAAGTTGCGTTGTTTTGGTGCAGTGCAGTTGTCATCGCGCTGTTGTTGATGTCTGTACCGTTGACGCTTGGCCAAAAGTAGAAGTGAACTGTGCTGCTCGACGTAGATGAAATTTGCGCAGAGAAGGCTATAACGTACTCCCCAGCTTCCTCAAACACAATTCTAGTTGCTGGTGTGCCAAGAGTAATGCCGCTGTTTGAGGCTTCAGCTGTGTAGGTTAATTTGTACTCTGTGTTTGCGCTTGCCGCCGTTACGTCTGCCGCAATGTAAAAGTCGCCGTGGCCATCCTCAAGCACAACCTGACGCCACTCACCGTTCTTTGAGACCACCGGGTAGCCATTCACGTTGTCCCACAACAAAACGCCATTCTCAGACGCCGATGAATAGGTTTCCTTAAAACTCATCTGGTCTAATGCGCGACTAAGATAGCGCCGCAAATTTTCAGCCCATTGCCGAATGTCTGGCGCGAGGGGTGGGACAATTCTGCTCATCTGCGACCGCCAGCTACCGCGTCAAGTCTCATAATGCCGACACGCCAACTTGAAGAGGAGTCTCCCGTGACGCGCATTCTCACTTGGCGACCCGTAAACCTCAAACTCGTTGGGTTTTCCATACTGTACGGCCCGTGCGTTTTTTCCTCGCCCGTTGGGTAAAAGCGAGTTTTAAAAGAAGCGCTGACATCCCCAAGTGTTTTTTCATCAGGTATTAAACCCTTAACACTCATCACTTGGTCCCCGGCTCCAAGCAAGATTGGCCCCGTTTCTGCAAATGGCGAAACCCCGCTGTAGTTAAACCCTACTTCTTGCTCATATAAAATTCCTTCAGCAGAAATCCAAAGAGGCTGACGAAATACGCCGCGATCCACTCCAGCAGTTCTGTCAATGGTGCCTGTCATCCATACGTTTTCGGCGTAATCATATGCGACATATCTATCGCACTCGACGCTTGATCCGCTGGGGTAAAACCACCAAATTTCGTTAAAGCGGCTGTTTACCACAGCGTGTACTTTGGACCTCTGGTCGCTGTTCATATCGCTGAACACATAGTCGGCGACATCGCATTGGAGCGCTTGAACCGCGCCGCCGCTGTAAGTAAAGAATGAGCGTTGACCCATCCAGATAACGCCCTGATCTATTGACGCGGCAGCGTTTACGGCAATCAACCCGCATGATGTTCCAACTCTTTGAAAACCATAAACAAATGGCGGGCCGCTGTATGTTGCTGTGTGCGCGTCTGGATCGGTCAGTATCAACGCCTGACCGCGTGTGCGCAGACCTTTTAATATTACACCGTTTGTTTGGATTTCTATGTCACCAGCTTCGTTTGTGGCTGCTGGCGTCCAAGTGTTGTTATCTTCCCGATCAGACCATGATACGTTTCTGGGGTTTCCTCCAGCGCCTAATGCAAACACAAATCGCTCTTCCGTGACCATCATTGCCGAGCAGTCTACTGGCGCATTTGACAAGACGGCGGCAGGCGTAGAATTATCAAGCTGCCATTGGTAAATCTTTCCGTCATCTGCTGTGCATCCGAGAAGATACTCGCCCCAATTCTCTAACGACCATGTGGTTGCTCTGAGGATGTTGCTAGTGTCCTCAACTGGAAGACCGTACAAGCCGCCCCCAAAGGTTTTTGCGCCGTACCCGGTAAACGCCGTGGCGTCCACTCTGCCAGATGTGAACCCAGCTGGAGTTATGTCGCTGACCGTATCTCCTGACCCCATAGCGTAGAGCTTATTGTGCGTTCCAAAAGCTATGCGCCTGTTATTTGAATTGTCTTCCCAAGCAACCATTGATCGCGCAACGCCGTCAATGTCCACGCTTCCACGTTGACGCCAGCCACCGACGGGGCGCAACGCACCCTCATGCCACCTAACAAGGTCTGCGTCACGCCAGCGGCCTTGAGATTGAAACTCAGTGCCGTTTCTATACTGACCTGCTGGGATGTTGAGTGGAATTAACGGCATCGCTTCGCCTTATGTTTTTACTAGCATCTTTGTAGCAGATATTGCAGTTCCCGCCAAGACGCTTGGGTCAGCAGGGGTTTCGCTTAGAGTGCCATCCGTCTGGACGTAATACTGCTGCCCAGCGGTTAGGCCTGACTGCTCGTCGCTAACGCTGCCGATGATATTTACATTTGCATTGCCGCCGTCAGCCACAGCGCCGCCAGTGGATATGCCGATGTAATTCTCAGCGGTGAGGTTGGTGGAGGTGTAGGCTGACTGATAAACTACACTATTTCCGTAATACCTAAAGTCTCCGCCTATACTGTCTGCATAACAACTCACAACTTTATTAGAATTGCTGTCAAATGTAGTGCCAAAGCGTGTTGCATATCCGGCATAAAGTATGTGAGCAGTGTCAAAAGTTATACTTGAGCCGCTAACAGTACCTGATATAGCAGTTGCGTAACTTGAGTTGCCCACATCTTGATAGGATATAACAACTTTGTTTGCGTTTGAGTCGAATGTAATTGCAGGAAACGATGTAGCTGCTGCCTCAAAAACAACTTCACTTCCAAAGGAGATAGATGTCCCGCTCACAGTTCCGACAATGGCTGTCCCATGTCCACTATTCCCGTCATCTCTGTACGAAATTACTATTTTTTCGTTTAAACTGTCATAAGCCATAAAGGTATCAGTTGTTGATCCACTATTAAACTGAACCTCTGACCCAAATGTGATGTAAGCAGACGTACCTGCGGCAACCGTTCCGACAATTGCCTTGCCCCTGTTGCTATCACCGCTGTCCCTATAAGCTATGACAACTTTCCCAGAGGCTACATCGTAAGCTGCGGAAATAAAAATTGTAGTGTCGGCGTTAAATTGCAAACTTGCCGCCCAAGTAATACTTGTACCAGAAACTGTACCAGTGTTTACATACCCGTTTGCATTGCTTTGGCCTCTGTAGGCAACTACAACTCTATTTTGGGCGCTGTCGTAGGTCATAGCGGTGTAGGAATTATTGTCACCGTTAAACTGAGACGCGGCCCCAAAGGAAATGCTGTTGCCCGATACAGTGCCAACCTTCGCATACCCCCGGCTAGAGTTTGCTCCATCTGCGTATGCGACTATAATTTTGTTTGACGTACTATCAAAAGTAGCTGCCACCCAAGGAGAATATGCAGAGTTAAATACTACCTCAGTCCCAAAGCTAATAGAATTATCAGAAGGGTCAACAGTGCCAACGATGGCCTTCCCATAAGAACTTGAGCCTTGGTCCATGTAGGCAATAACAATCTTATTTGAATTAGAGTCAAAAACGGGAGAAATATAACGAGTTGCAGATGTTTCAAATACCGTAGGCGTCCCTGACGCCTCTGGACCACTCACTTCCGCAGCGACACTCACAGTACCATCAGCATTCACGACAACAGGATCACCGCTTGGCAGTGTCCCAGATGCAACGGCCTTGAGCTTACCGCCCTCTTGCTTTGGAATGGTATCTAGCGCCATGTCTTAGCCCTTCACGATAAGTTTGGTTGCAGCTACAGCAGTGCCAGCGAATACACTTGGGTCTGCTGGTGTCGTACCCAGTGTGCCGTCCGTCTGGACGTAGTAACTCTGACCTGCGGTCAAGCCAGATTGGTTCTCGTCCACAGCGCCCTTGATGTTGATCTTAGCGCCTTGCCCACTAGGTGCGCCGCTGGCGGCTGTGCCGATGTAGTTTTCGGATGTTAGGTTGGTGGAGGAAACCTTGTATACAATACTTGTGCCGTAAGAGGAATTGCCATCATCTTTACAAGAAATAGCAAAAGCCCCTTCACTACTGTCAAAAGAAGTTGCTGTATAATAAGATGCACCTGCATTAAAAACAAAGGCTGGGTCAAACGAAACAGATGTTCCGCTAACTGTGCCTAAAATTGCAGTTCCGTAGTTTGAATTTACGCTGTCCCTATAACTAATTAAAACCGTTCCGCCACTATTAGAGGCCGCAATTGATACGCTTCCCGTTGCTGAATTCTCAAACACAACCGACGTGCCGAATGAAATAGATGTTCCGCTGACCGTGCCTACAATTGCGTTTCCATATGTTGTCCCTCCGACAATATATGCAATTACTATGTTTTGAGAAACTGGCTCGTAAGTCGCTCCTATTTCCCCGCTGTAATTGCTGTTAAAAACTACGGGTGATCCAAAACTGATAGATGTGCCAGATACAGTTCCGACTATAGAAGTGCCGTAATTGGAGTTTCCATCGTCATTATAAGCTATAACAATTTTTCCAGCGTTTTCGTCATATGCCATAGATATAATTGATGTAGCTGCTGACTCGAATGTAACCACTGATCCAAAACTGATAGATGTGCCAGATACAGTGCCGACAACAGCTTTGCCGTGGGCAGTGCTGCCATCTCGATAGGCCACTACAACTTTTTGGTTGGTGACATCATATGCAGCAGCATACCATAT